TCCTTCTCCCGATACATCTCCACGCGGCGACGGTAGGCCAGCAACTCAAGAACTCTGGTTCGTATGTTGCGCATATCCACGCCATTAAGCTGGATACCATCACGGCGCATCACCTCAGCAACAACACGCGCATAATTTTCGGCTGTCACGCTGTCCGGCTGCGTGGCCTGTTCGTCAGTCTGCTGGCTGATTCCACCAGCACGGCGGATTAATCCCAGTATTTCGGCTTCTGTCATTGTGCCCCCATCGCTCTGATAGTCTGGTGTCGTCGGGTCCTTCCTGGAATTATGGCCCGTTACGGGGCGGCGACCTCGCGGTTTTTCGCTATTTATGAGATTTTTTGAGGGGGTGGTTGTTGTTTAATTGTTTGGTATATCTAATTGATAAGTAAGGTAAAAATAAAATAAATACAACAACCTTACGATGTATTTTGATGTCATTAATGTGAAAAAATTCAATGATATCAAATGGTTTTGTAAAAACACATGGTTGTTGTATCGCGTATTTGATGGCGTAACAGAAAGTGATTTTTAACTTTACCGCTCTGTAACTACGGATTATTCCATGCTGGCACGGAGAACGGCTACGGCATGACGCCACCCAGCCTATACAGAACAGTAAAGCCGATAAATTGTTAATCACGCGCAGCAATGCGTGTGATTTTTGCACACTTCCGGTTAACGGGTACGATGTCCGGTTTTAGTGTCTGTTTTTTGCGCATGTCCGGTTCATAGAAAGCATGTTTTTATATTTTTCATATGGTTAACTTGCAGAGAAACCGGACATGGATCCCGGAAAATTTTCATAAATAGTGAAAACGCGCGAGGTCGCCGCCCCGTAACGGGTCCATATGCCGGAAAGGACCCGTAAAAAAAAGCCGGATTTCTCCGGCCTTGTCTCAGATGGTTTTCAGTATGTGATCGATGTCGCCGTCATCGCCCTGGTTTCTGCCATCGTATGCCATGCCAGCTGATACGGCTTGCGGGCTGTGCATGTCCATAAAGTTTTCAAAGGCTGCGGTAAGCTCTGGTGCAACCTTTGGGCGCTCCTGCTCTATGGTCATGTTCAGGATTTCACGAGCATTATCGACGCTAATACATGGCACGTTTGCCATTGCACGTAACAGCGGCTGATAGTCTTTATGCTCATGAAGCGCCATAATCGCATCAGCGCGCGGCTTGTCCTGCTCTTCCAGTTTGTTGAGTTGATATACGGCCTCGTAGGTTGATAAACCTCTGTCAGCCATTGCCCGCGCTTCTGCTTTAAATTTACTCGCCAGCGGTAGCGCCATGATGCTTTCATTCGTTGCCATCGTTTCCCCTGCTTATCGCGCCAGCGGCTGAACGGATACGCCAGAACCCGCAAAGGCGGCGCATTTTTTCGCGTCAGTGTCGGCGCTCTCAGGCCAGTTTACGGCGGCGATATTAAATATCCCCGTCTTGTAACACTGTGCTGATTTCTGCTTTGACGTGTCCACGGGGTACGAAGTCAGATAAACAGCCTTGCCAGATTCCTGACCATCCCACGGCTTAAACTCGCCATTGTCCGCCAGCATCAGCGGGGTAAATTCCTGAATAACGCCAGCATCAGCGGCAAAATGTACCAGCGTCGTGGCGACCTGCTGACTGCCTGCAAATAACTCAATGTATGGAGTGTCCATAGAATCCCCCGTTAAGCAATTTTGACAGTAACAAATTTGCGAATATCTGCCGGAACCGGCTGCGGTGCGCTGTGCGTCTGCACGTATTCAATCGCCGGATCTCCGTCCTCAATCCAGTTTTTCGGGTAGTACATGTTTTGCGTTGCCCCCGTTCTTACTGCGTCCTGATCCATAATCGCACCATAGGCCACCAGCCCTTTATTGTTGGTGTTGCCCAGGACCAGCAAATCAGGCTCAAGGAAATATTTTTCTGTGCCGTCGCTGTCAGTGTATTTGCCGGAATAGACGATAAGGGCCAGATCACCAAGATAGCCTTTAAAGCTCACCACTTCGCCCAGGTTTTTACATGCCAGCTCTGCGGCGGATTCTGAACCACGGGAGAGATCGTACAGTTCACGGAATTTTTTAAAGCTGCGTAACATGCGCCATACATCAACGCCCATAATCATGACGTTTGCGGGGCAACCTGCCTGATCTGCGTATAGCTCAATGTCATAGATTGGGTCGTGTATGTCTTTGTCCTGCTCTGACCATTTTTTACCGTCGGCCTGCTCTATGATGTTTTTTTCCGGTATCTTCCAGTCGATTTCATAGCGTTCTATGCCTTCGCCCTCAATGATGTTTTTTCCGGTCGTTATCGCATTCACCGCCAGCCATTCCACGCGCGCTTTAATGGCGTTTATCTGGCGGCGCATGTTGCCAGTAATCAGGCGCATACGGCGGTAGGTAGGGTCGTTAAGCTGTGCCGGATCTTCTCCAGCCATGCGCATTATTGTTTTTAATGGATCGATTTCGTGTTTTGGCTTCATGTAGCCAGGGCGAATAATGCTTGTTTCGTACCCTTTATCGCGCTGAACCTGGCTACCAACCATAGGCGAACAAAACGCCGACATAGTGACTTCTTCAATATCCAGGTTATCTAACATGATGTCCTGTGTGTTGAATGTCGCCACGTTCGGGAAAAACAGCGCGGTAAACAGCGGACTGAATTTAAATTCCGCAATATCCTCGCGATTCAGGTACGCAAAAAGCTGGTTAGTGTTAAGTGCTATTGCTTTTACTGTCATTATTCACCCCCGTGAACCTGATTCATACCCAGCGCCGCGCGTAAATAGGCGCGTACCTGCCAGCCTGTTGACGGCTCAACCATCGCCAGCGGATCAAGTCCTGCCGCAATGCCTGCTTTTACGTTCTGCTGGTGGCGTTCCTTGAGCGCCTTCACGATGTCGGGGCTTATGTACACCGAAACACCGCCTTTTTTCTCTTCAGCCATAGTAAGAAATTCCTCTTTGACTTAAAAAATCATAACTGGATGTTCATCCAGATCTGATTATAATCATGATTGCATTTTATGCAATGATGTTGAGTTGTGTTGCAAATTATGAAATGATGATCCCGATCATGTGTGTCAGTGCACCAAAAAAAACCTCATATGCAAAAGCCCGATAAGATGCCTCCTGTACTTATCGGGCTTTTTTTGGGTACAAAAAAGCCGGATTACTCCGGCTGTTGATTAGCTGTCTGGGTAATTACGCCATATTTCATCGCTTACACCATCTATACCCATTTCAGCATAAGTGCGATCTACTGCCTTTCTCAGGTCTCCGAAGTTATCCGGCGGCTCCGGTGGCTTCTGTGCCTTCCTAGAACATTCCAGCCGTCGCATCGTAACCTGATGCCGTTCCTTGTCTGTCTCCACCAGTTGCATGACTTCACCCCATCGTGCCGCCGCCCTCCGGTAAAAGCCTTTTGCCTCGAGTTCCTCCGCTATGCGGTCATGTACCATCCTCCCCCCCTCAGAACGGAATATCATCACCGTAAGGGTCATCGCCTCCCGCTGGTGGCTGATTACCCTGTGTGCCTGTGGTTTTGCGTCTGTTCCCGCCAGGACGTGCCGCACGAGCACTGATTACGCTGTCTGCAATAACCTGATAACCCTGCCGCGTTTCCCCGTTCTGTCCGGTCCACTGGCTGACCTGCATCGTGCCGGATACGCTGGCAACGTCGCCTTTTTGATGTTTAGCCAGGAAGTCGGCCTGCTTACCAAATGCGATGACCGATAGCCATAACGTCGCCTGCCCATCCTGCGCCTGACTACATGGCAACGATACCGCCATACGCGCCAGCGTCATCGGTGTGCCCTTACTGGTCTGTTTTACCTGCGGGTCGTCCACCAGCCGCCCGTAAGCTGCTATCTGTGCTGTCATGCTGTCTGCTCTCCGGTTTTAACGTTGATGGTTGTCACCTGTTCCGCTTCGGCAATCTCCCGTTCTGTCAGCGTGGCAAAGTTTGCAGCTGCCGTTGTCATGAATGAGCTAATCAGTTCGGGATGTGCTTTCGCATATCCTTCCCCGGCGTTGCGGTCGATGATTTTTATCGACACCCTTAACCAGTGTTCCGTCAAATCAAGGGCGTGCGATTGTGATTTTTTTGTGTGCTTCGCTGTCATAGGCTTTATCTCACAGCAGTAAATTAAAATTTTTGCGTTTTAACCCTTCACCTGTTCACCTTTTGATATTTTATCTTTTAATTCATAATGTTAAGGGGTGAACAGTTTCACAAAAACTATTCACCAACTATTCACCACTGTTCACCCTTGAAGCTCAATAAACAATCAAAAAGGTGAACAGTGAATAGTTTGGTGAACAGTTCATAAATAACTGTTCACCCTATAACATACTGATACAAAAGATATTTATGACAGGGTGAACAGTGGTGAACAGTTATTCCATAAGTTTAATTTTTGCTATCGTCATTAGTGACCGATACACATGATGGCATCCAGTCTTCTGATTCCTCCGTCAGTGTCACGTTTGAACGCAAACCGTGCTTCGTTTTCCGTTTCATATACTCCCTGCCATATTCCGCCATTGCCCCCGGCATATCTTTACCGAAGCGCGTCAGTGTTACAGGTTTACCGAATCCGTGTGCCCTCATATATGCCAGATAGGCGTGATAAAGATACCTGCGCGGACTGAACGGAATAATTTCGGCATTACCCACTAACAGACCATCACACATTACCGACGACATGAGATAGCCGCAGAAGTCCACCAGCGAATCGCCCTCGCGTTTTATCACCAGAGCTTCTTCTGATTTCTGCTGCTCATACAGCAGGCGTTTAGCTGCGTCCTGGTCAGAAAAACGAGTAAGCAGGTGGCGAATCACAACCGCCAGCTCTCCTTCTATTTTTTCTGCCAGCATGGGGTCGCGTTCGTTTTCCGGTACAACCTCCGAAAAATTGAATATCACCCGACGACGTGAAATCCCCCCGCTGCGGTCACTGAATGACATGGCGTTATTGTTCACCGCCAACACTACCGCCTGAATGCGTGTTGAGTAGGGGGCTTTATGCTTCGGGTCGATTGCCACCTTGTCACCGCCTGTAATGGCCTTAATTCCTGCGCCATCACCAGCGTAACGGGTCATATCCGGCATGATAATCAGCGAAAAGCCAACCACTAACGCGCGTTCCCTGGCATCTTCCAGCGCCTTCATGCTTGCCGATACCGTGTTGGCCTTACCCGCCAGCATGGTGCAAATCTCCGCCATCACGCTTTTACCACTTCCCCCTGGACCTGTTACCTCAATGAATAACTGCCAGTCGTACCGGTTCGCCAGCACCATGAATAATGCAGCCAGTACGCGATCCGCCTTGCGGTCATTCTCAGCCACCGAACGGCGTAACCACTTCCAGAAATTCGGCGCATGTGTTGCCAGCGTTTCCCCCTCTGCTGGTGGGCTGAAAGGTAATTCACTGGCAATTAACAACCAGTCGTTTTTGTTATGCTCCCGAAAATCGCCTGTCCGGGTATCAAAAACACCGTTACTGAATCCAATCAGGTTACGGGCTGTATTCCCCATTACAGGCAAACTTAACTTCATGGTATCGACCGCCGATTTAATGGCGTTCTGCGAATAGCTGATCTCCGCATCAATGAAAATCTGTGCCATAGCTCGCTGTAATTCTTTATCCTGTACTGGCTCCCATACAACGCCGTTGTAATAGTGAACAGTGTCAGAGTCAGCATGAATCGCCAGTTCACCGCCATAATGTGCCAGGAGAACTTCGCCGCGTTGACTTGCTCCCATCTGGTTAAGCGCCAGTGATGAAGCGTTATCGTCTTTTACCCGCTCTTTTTTCTTTACAGGCAGTTCAACTACATTTTTCTTTTCCGTCAGCTCTCCCCGCTCACGTTCCAGATATTCGCGCCAGTTCTCCCGTTTCTGGCTGTGCATTCCTTCAGGGTAATAATCAGCATCCCTGACACCTGCCGCTGCCAGTTTCTGCCCGATGGTATTAACAAGCCCCGAACGCAATAACCCCGCCTGATAGAGACGCACGCGATAGCGTCCGTCCGGTACGATTTGCAGGTTGTCCAGTTCGGCAAGTTGTTGCTCTCCAAGCCAGACAGGTGGCACGTTATCGCCAGCCAGTCGCCCGTCCTGTTCCTGCCACTGCTTCGCATGTGCCCACGCATCACTACCCGCAAAAATGATGACTTCCGTCATTTTGTCACGTGGCTGGTGTTTTAAATTTGGCGCTTTTTTCATTTCTGCTCTCTCCACGCGGCAATCATGTTTTTCAGTTCCTGTAGTTTTTTATCAACATCCATACATGGCACATGGTTATTTCTGGAAGGCGGGATTTCCCGCCTGAATCTGCTAATAAAGATCTCCACGTTCAGCGAACTATGAAATGAATAGCCATCACGAATAAAATACACACGGTCAAACATCAGTTCTTTTACCGTTACTCTGTTACCGTTCTTATCCAGATAAATAGCGCCGGGGATAATTTTTGGGTGTGCATAACCGCTGGCAGTCAAGCCAGATAAATATGTTCTCATGATTATTTATCCCCGATTTGAATCAGTATTCGCTTTCTTTATGGCATTTAATGCATCTGTGGCATTTTCAATGGTGCACCGTAACGAAATATTAAACTGTCCAAGCATTGCCAGTAACAAACCGATATTACCCATATCAATGCGCATGGCCTTTTCGTCATATTCCTTATTTTCTGACGCATACCACATCAGGCTACCAATTGACGAAACAGCCATTGATATATTGTCAGTAGCCCCATCCGCAGCGGAATAAACCTTTTTAGCAATATCATGCTCACAGTTAAAATGCGGATTAATCAGGTACTGGTAATTGGTCATGTCAGGCATGGCACACCCCCTGACGAATACGGGCGGCGAATACAGCAACACAACCGGACGGGCAACGGCTACGCGCTTCGCGTTCCGTCCAGGCGGTTACGTGGATGATTTGAGATTCTCCGGCACTTAGTGCCAGAAAACGCCACACAAAGGCAGTTTGTGTGTGCGCCAGACGTGGGGTATGCTGTGTTCCAGCCATAATCGTTACTCCTGTTAACGGTTTGGTTAGACGCCCCGCTACTGCCGCAAACAGTTCGGGGCGTTGTCGTTTACATCCTCTTACTGAGGTGTGATTTAAATTAAATTCAACTGAATCACAGGTCAAGTGTTTTTTGTGATTCTTTTTTGTGTATACTGAATCACATCTTTTGTTTAGGAGAATGCACATGGCAAAAAACACTATCAACGACAAATCAAAACAGATTTCAATTCGTATCCCACATGATGCTTTTGATGGCATGGAATCCGTAAAACTGGACGGCGAAAGCAACGCCGGATTCATAGTAACCGCCATGCGCGGGGAGATCGCCCGCCGCCAGGCAGAAGGAAGCAGTGAAAATCCTCTGATTTCTTCTCTCGATGCATTGGCGCAAGTGGAAAAAAGTGGTATTAAAGCTACGGAAGAACTCGGGCAACTTATCGCCATCGCTCGTGAAGAACTACAGCGCCGCAAGGCCAAAGAATCAGAATAATCACTATCAGCGCCGTGGTGTGAGGTATTACGGCGCATTGCTATGCAGGACAACACAATGACCGATAAAGAATTGACCAAAACATTATCACCGGCACGGAAAAGACGGCGC